AGCACGTCAGACGTAAACCTAAGTACAAACTTAGAGTTTAGAACAAGTAGCAATTTAAATCAATCGCCACAAGCAATCGTTTTTGACGATACGATGTAATTATGAAAAATTATGCATATTGTTTAACTATAAACAACCCCACTGAAAGTGACTTTCTTTTAAGGGCGGACAAAGGAGCGAATAGCCAGCCTTACTGGGATATTCAGACCGGCGACCAATCCTTTAAAAAACGGGATTTATATGAACGTTACCCTGCATTTAAGCAGTGGGATATCGACTATTTGTTGATAGGTACCGAATACGGCAAAAAAGGTACGAAACATTTCCAAATGGTAGTCGTTTTCAATGTGCAGAAAACTCTGGGTCAGGTCAAAAAGATCTGGCCTCGAGCACACATTGAATACATGAAAGGAACTCTGAAAGAGGCCGCTGACTACGTAGTAAATAATAAGGATAAACCTAATCCTAAATACAAACGAGTTTATATAGGAAAATTAGAGGATATAGAAAGGAGAATAAAAATGGATAAAGAATATATGAAAGTTATAGAAGATAGTCAAGGAGCTATCGCAGATTTATCGAGTCGTACTGCGAAGATAGAGGAAACCATGGATGAAATCCTGGGCCTGCTAAAAGAGCAGCGTATTTAGACTCCGGTAACGTAGTAAAAATATCAGATAATCAAATACAGTTTTTAGCTCATACAATAGCACTGTATTTGCTAAAAGACCGCGACGAACATTACTGGGAGAAGCAAAAGCAAAGTTTACCTATGTCACGAGAAGAGCTCGATCCTGAATTAAGGAGAAGACTTTACGGAGAGGCTTAGCCTTGACAATAAAAAATAAATTCTTATAATAAGAGTTAATCTCGAAAGGGGGGAAAGGGGGGTTAGTGAGGTTCGCCGGTTTAGTATTACCCCAGGACTCTCACTAACCCCCCTCGAATATAGATTAACTCTAGACATAAATATGGCTAAACGCAGACGTTCAATGAACATAAAGGGAGGTTTCATCCCAAAACCATATGCAGCTTCGGCTGCTAAAATGGCCGCAAAAATTGCTCCTAGAGCTACCGGTATGGTATATTCTGCCATAAAGGAAGCTAAAAAGGAAGTGACTATCGCTGGAGGAATGGCACTGATGGACAAAATGTCCAAAGGCTATAAACAGCCGATAGGATCGAACGGTTTACGAGTAGGACCTACGAAGGAAAAGGATTTCCAAGAACAAAAACTCGACACGAAAGCTGTCGGAGGAGGAACGTATAGTAGCTGCTACTATATGTATCGACCGAAGGCGACTTTAAAAAGTCCTCGTCAGACCTACAGGTATAAGACAACAGTTCAGTCATCGTTTACGACTAGTCAAAATGCTCAAAACGTAACCGACGTATCTGTTTTACATGCGGTACCCGTATTAAACAATCCGGATTCGGATAGCAAATATACTAATTTGTCAATAAAAGAAGCTTTTACTAAAGTTTTTAGAGCCCAGGTAAAATATGGCGCTTCAGATACAGAATTGACTATACCAGAGTCAAACATGACAATTCATTTAGAATCAGTCACAGCGGAGATGTTAATCACTAATGGTGATGCCTCATCAGAGATTACAATATATGATCTCGTGCCGCAATACGATCTTGGGCCAACGACATACTCGAGCGAAGGCTATTCCGTAGGTTATATGTCTCCGTTTTGGTGTTGGAGCCAAGGTTTACAAACCGAGTCAATTGAATTAAAAGACAATCTAGCGGTAAGCGATTTAGCAGCTAAGCCGAGCGATTCGGTAACATTTAGCAGAGCGTGGACCACGATTAAAAAGACACGCATTACTATGACTGCTAATTCAGTGCACAAGCACAATTTAATGGTAGGGATAAATAAATCTATACCATACCAGAAAATGGCTCAAGCCTCTACAGGCGGTGGTTCATTTGGCGGATTCTGTCCTACCATAATGGTAGTAAGCAGAGGTTTACCAACGTCCTCACTAGCGGCGAGCACGTCAGACGTAAACCTAAGTACAAACTTAGAGTTTAGAACAAGTAGCAATTTAAATCAATCGCCACAAGCAATCGTTTTTGACGATACGATGTAATTATGAAAAATTATGCATATTGTTTAACTATAAACAACCCCA